AGGAGCCACAAGACAATGAAAACACAGGAACAGTCAACGATATCTCAAGTAAAACCTAGACTTGAAATACCTAAAACAGAATTAGTCGGCGTTAAAAAAACAAAAGAAGTTACGCACGAATCTCAAAAATTACCTCAACCCACAGGTTGGAGAATATTAATTTTACCTTTTAAGATGAAGGAAAAAACAAAAGGTGGAATTTTCATGGGACAGGATACATTGGAACGACAACAAGTTGCTTCTCAATGTGGAAATGTTCTAGCGGTAGGACCCCATGCCTATAAGGATAAAGATAGATTTCCTGATGGACCATGGTGTAAAGTAGGAGACTGGATAATGTTTGCACGTTATGCAGGGTCTCGAGTAAAAATAGAAGGCGGTGAAGTTCGTTTGCTGAACGACGATGAAGTTTTAGCAACCATCAAGAATCCAGAGGATATCTTGCATGAATATTAATCATAGGGAGGAACTATGCCAAACGTAGAAAAAGAAAAAGATAAGATAATAGACTTGCCATCAGATGGACCTGATACGGAAGTTACTTTACCTGAAGAAACGGTTAAAGAAGGAGCACAAGACGTAGCTGTTCCTGAAGTTAAACCGGAAGGTGAAGTAGAAGTAAAAGAAGAAGCACCTAAACAAGAAACAGAAACCAAAGAACTTATAGAAGAAGCACCTAAAGAAGAAACAAAAGAAAAAGACGAGTATGGGGAAGGCGTTAAAAAAAGAATCGCTAAACTTACTAAACGTATGCGTGAATCTGAACGTCAAAGAGATGAAGCAACACGTTATGCTCGTACAGTTCTTGGAGAGCAAAAAACTTTAAAAGAACGATTGTCTAAATTAGATACAGGATATGTATCTGAAATGGAAAATCGTATTGTTTCAGGTCTTGAAGCAGCTAAAGGAAAACTAACTACTGCTAGAGAAGCTGGAAACATAGCTGATGAAGTTGATGCACAAAAAGAAATTGCTAAACTAGGTTATGAAGAAGCAAGATTGGCTGAAATGAAAATTAATCAAGAAGCCAAAAAACCTAAAGAAGAGAAGCGTGAATTAAATCAACCAACAAATATTCAACAAGAACAGCCTCAAAAACCAAGACCAGATGCGAGAGCAACTGAATGGGCAGAAAAAAACAAGTGGTTTGGTAGTAATAATGCCATGACTTACACAGCGTTTGATATGCACAGAAAATTGGTTGAAGAGGAAGGTTACGATCCTCAATCTGAGGATTATTATGGAGAATTAGATAGAAGAATAAAACTTGAATTCCCCCATAAATTTGGTAATGTAACAGAACAAACGACTAAACCTACACAAACTGTAGCATCAGCTACGCGAAACGTTAAAAGAGGTACTGGTCGCACAACTGTGAAACTCACATCATCACAAGTAGCAATTGCTAAAAAACTGAATGTGCCACTTGAAGAATATGCTAAACAATTAAACGTAATAGAGGAGTAATGCATATGAAAAAAACTAAAACTGAAACTCAAAAAGTTACAGAAGAAGTTAAAAAGGACCCTCGCGCGTCCGAGACACGGGAAGCTGTAAAGCGACCTGTTCAATGGACACCACCCTCATCTTTAGATGCACCACCTGCGCCGGATGGTTTTCGACACAGATGGATAAGAGCTGAAAGTTTGGGCTTTGATGACACTAAAAATATTGCTGGTAAATTAAGATCAGGATATGTTTTAGTTAGCGCGTCAGAGTACGACAACACAGATTATCCAGTCATCACAAACGGCAAACATAAGGGAATCATTGGAGTTGGAGGTCTGTTGCTGGCCAGAATACCGAACGAAATCGCCGAAGCACGTCAGAAGTACTATAGCGACAAAGCTAAAGAACGTGATGATGCTCTCAAAACCGATTTACTGAAGGAACAGCACCCGAGCATGCCTATCAGTTATGATAGACGCTCTAGCAAATCTTTCGGTGGTAAGTAAGAGTTTTTTAACAAATACTAATCAACGAATTTAAATTAACCGTCACTGGAGGTCCCTTTGGGGACAGGTGACAACGGAGGAAACAACTATGGCAAATCAAGATGCCGCTTTCGGTCTTAGACCGTTAAAAACAGTTGGACAACAAGACGACTCTACTGGATTCGCTTCTTATTGGATTGATGCAGGTGAAACTGATGCAATGTACCAAGGTTCATTGGTACTTGCTACAGCTACTGGCTATGTAGATATAGCTGGTACAGGTGGTGCATTAAATCTCGGAGCTTTCTGGGGATGTTTTTATGTTGACCCAACTACACTAAAACCTACGTTTAAGAACTACTATCCTGGGAGCATAACACCTCCTTCTAGTAAAGATGTCGAAGCTTTTGTTTATGACAGCCCTTATCAGATGTTTGAAATTCAATCAGCTGCTACAGGTGCTTCAGATCAATCAGACGTTTTCTCAACTTGTGATCTAGCTTCAAATGGTGGTAGAACTCGAGACGGAATGTCAACCGCGGAATGTGCAGACACTTATGATGCAGGTCCGCGTGTATTAAAAGTAATCGGTGTTTCTAGAGATCCTGAAAATGATGAAATCGGAGCAGCTAATGTAAATTGGCGTGTTCAGATCTGTATGCATATTTTTGGTTCTGGAACGGCCGGGGTATAAGGAGAATAAATTATGGCTATATCACGACAACAACTCGTAAAAGAGCTTGAGCCTGGTTTAAACGCCTTGTTCGGCTTAGAGTACAAAAGATACGACCAGGAGCATAAAGAAATTTATGTTACTGAATCATCTGACAGAGCTTTTGAAGAAGAAGTAATGTTATCTGGCTTTGCTAATGCATATGTTAAACCTGAGGGTTCAGCTGTTGCATTTGACAACGCACAAGAAACATTTACTGCAAGATACACTAACGAAACAGTGGCTCTTGCATTCGCTTTAACTGAAGAAGCAATGGAAGATAACCTGTATGACAGACTATCGTCTCGTTATACAAAAGCGCTAGCGAGATCAATGGCAAATGCTAAACAGATCAAAGCTGCTAATCCACTAAATCAAGGGTTGCCAACAACTGACAACTTTGATTCTGGTGATGCAGTATCTTTGTTCAATACAGCACACCCAACGATCGCTGGAACTTTCTCAAACACACTAAGTACCCAAGCAGACCTTAACGAAACATCTTTAGAGCAAGCATTGATTGACATTGCTGCGCTAACTGATGAAAGAGGTCTTAAAATCGCAGCTAGAGGAATGAAAATGATTGTTCCTTCTGAAAATCAATTCAATGCTGAGAGATTATTAAAATCTCAAGGTAGAGTTGGTACAGCTGATAATGATATCAATGCTCTTAAGAACATGGGAATGATCCCTGAAGGATACAGAGTAAATCACTATCTAACAGATACTGATTCTTGGTACATTAACACTGACGTGCCTAATGGTATGAAGTACTTTGAAAGATTACCTATCCAAACTAAAATGGAAGGTGACTTCTCAACAGGAAACGTAAGATACAAAGCTAGAGAAAGATACGTTTTTGGCGTATCCGACTATAGAGGTATCTTTGGCGTTCAAGGAGCGTAATCAATAACTTAGAAATGAGGCGGCCTTAAAACTGCCTCATTTCGACTATAAAGTAAGAAATTCCTTATGAAAAACTTCAGAATACAAATTCGATATCATGGCTATTATGCGGACTTTAATGTTACGTGTGAGGACAGTGCCATCGGTATTGAAAAAGCAATCCTTGACAAACTAGGAAAAAATGAGGTAAAACTGGAGAAAGATGGATTTACTTCTAAACGGGGTAAATGGATAACCTATGAGGAGGTTACAAATGACGGAAGACCTGTACAATACGAAACGGTCCTTGGAGTTAGAATGGCAACAAGAGCACCTGAAGGACGGGAAGCATAATATCAGGATGATTGAAATTAATAGAAAAATCCAGGATATTATTAAAGAGATCATTGCCAAAGAGTTTGAAGCAGATACTCTTCAAACTAAAGTAAACGACGCTAAGGCCCAAGTTTCGATAGCCACTTAAGCGCTATCAAAAAATCAATTTTTTACTACAGGATACCTTGCGCTTTTTTAAAAAAAGAGCTATAAAAAAAATACTATATAAATTAATTAGAATGTAGACGAAATATAGTCGACGGCCTAGAGACTACATTCGCAAACTAGGAGGATTATAATTATGGCAAATACAACGTTTAAGGGAACGGTAAGAGCAGAATCTGGTCTTAAAGTTTCCGCACAAACAGCGGCTACTGGAGCTTACAGTGATAAATTCACTGTTGACTCAGATGG